CATAAACTTAATCCGAGTTTCTTCAATGTATTTCTGAAGAATACTTTCATCACCATTAAGACAAATCTTAACCGCTTCACGCAAAGTTTCGCGCACAGGCGCAGGCGTGGAAGACTTGACGATTTCAAGACCCATGACCTTCAACTTGGGCGTCTTATAGCGAACATCTTCGTTGTCGTATACGTTTAGGGCATAACGCTTCTTCGATACCCAGATACCTCGGTCGGCAATTGCTTCACGCTTAAAGAAAATCTTCTGCTGAAAAGCATTCGTGTAATCTGCAATTTCATTACAAGTCTTGTCAAGTGCCTCTTGAATCTTTTCGTTACAGATTTTTACAAGCACATCTACAATCTTGTCATTCGGCAAATCCTTATAGTACTTCTCTACAAGCGGTGCAAGCGTAATATAACAAGAGTCAGTATCAGAATAAAAACTATAATCATAATCTGTTGTTCCACAAATCTTATTTAAATAAGCATTAAGACTGTTACCAATCTCGCGAATGATATACTGCCCGGTGATAGTAATACCTTCGGCGACACGATCATCATAATACCTGAAGTATTCTGAACCATAAGCACCGAACAAAGAGTTCAACTGAATCTTACGCGCCATCTGAATATTGTTATATTTAGAGATGTCTTTAAGAAGAGCCTTGTTCTTTGTCAACTCATATTCTTTTTGAGCAACGATCATCAATTTCTTGTTGCGTTGACGTTCTTCAAACATCTTCTCAACAATCTCAGGCATAAACCCCTGCTTCTTTCGACTATAGCAATATCCGTTTGAGGTCATGCAATAATCTTTTTCTTTCAGACCGTCAAGATTAAACTTCTTCTCTAGAAGACCCTCAACGTTTGTATTATTATGTATGCCGTTTATAAAAGTCTCAGGCGACATATTATATTGCATGATGATAGACGGATACAGAGAGGTTGCATCAAAAGAAACTACCCAGTCATAGTGACCAGGCACAGGTTCTTTAACGTATGCACCCTCAAATGCTCGACCTTGCTTTTGTTGCTTTTGAGGGATAATCACATTCTGCTTGAGAAGGTGATTGTAGACTATGCAATCCCACGTTCTAACTTGGGAAAAGATATCAGAAAAGTTGCACTTGGCGTCGAAGGCCATAGTCAAAGCAAGTTCGATAAGTTTCATCTTATCTTCCAGTTCGTCAACTAGATCAACGTCGATGATGTTGTATTCGGTAAATAGTTGCCAGTCATTATCATACAATTCTTTAAATGTATCATAACCGGTTTCTAGTTTCTTTCTACCAAGTTCAACCTCAGCAATGAAATTTAGTTTATACGATTCTTGGTTTGCATAGGTAAACTTCTTGTAAAGGTCAAGATAGTCCAACTGTTCTACACCGGTAATATCATAAATCGTTACTGGTCTACCGTTAATCATCTTGTCTGCTTTACGCACCAACCCCCAAGGGCTAAACTTCTTCTTGGCGTCATCACCAAGAACACGACCAACACGCGCCATCAGATAGGGAATGTCAAAGAACTTAGTATTCCAACCTGTGATTACATCGGGATAATCAGAACACCAGAAATCAATGAAGCGTTGTAGAAGGTCTGCTTCGTCCTTGCAGTGATAGTACTTTACATCTTTATCTCCAACATGCTTGGAACCGGCAGCGGTAAACTTACCACAACCCCACGTGTAAATCTTTTTTGTCTGGAGATTCTTAACCGTAATGAGAAGCATTGACTCATCGGGATTATCAACATCTGGGAATCCATTCTCGGCAGATGTTTCAATGTCTATAGTGTATGTTAGAACCTGTGAGATATCCCATTCGATATCTTTTGAAAACATACGACCTAGAAACTGATAAGCATAATGCGTCTGACCGAAAATAGGAAAATTGTCCACGTTTGAATACGTTTGGACAAATTGCTTGGCGGCCGCGTTGTCTTCAAACTCCACAGGCGCAACAAATTCACCATACAAAGACTTGTATGGCGTTTCTTCTTTTGACTTAACATACAACACAGGTTTGAAGTCGGTGCGGCGAGTATATCGTTTGCCGTTGTAGACACCCCTAACGAGCATCTTACTTCCATATTGTTGTGCAAACGTATAGAAATTCATTCCGACCTCACTAAATATATATGTTATAATACATCAATCCACATGATTTGTCAAGACTTAAGTGAGTTTCATAAATGATAATTAATAGAAAAATAATTAATACTGACATTGCATTTAAGTCTGATTTTCAGGACCACTACATTGATGATTTTTATAATTGCATTGATAAGTGGAAATGGATTCTTCATGAGAGATATGGAGCCAGACGAGGCCAAATTGTAACAATTAGCACCTTTGAAGTCAAGTTCGATTATGTCTGTATGGTTTTTGCTGTGGCGGAATTAGGATTAAAATTAATCACGCTTAATCAACCTCTCTCTTATGAAACTATACACAAAACAAAATTGGCCATGTTTGGACCAGCAGATTTTGCTATTGTTGAACCACAAACGGCACAACACAAACATTCTGCACATGAAGCTATGGTTGAGCGGTATTCAAAAAAAATATTGACCTCGGAAGAAATAGATTTAATTCCTCAGAACGCAAATCTTAATTTTGTACACGAATTACCTTTACCGAACGACATCTTAATAATGACTTCAACTAGTGGTACTACGGAGCAATCGAGGTTAGTCACTTGGTCACACAGAGAAGTTTTTGAGTGGGCAAATAGAAATATTAAAATATTCAATTATGATAAAACATCTAGAGTGGGTCACGCGAGAAACATGCATCATGGCAGTAGTGCGGTCTGTGAGTTTTTCCCGGCGCTAATGTCAGCAGATTTTCATGTCAACGCCAATACTTCAAAAGCAGCAATGATGTTTACCGCCCATTACGCGAAAGAATTTAAGTTAACCCACTTGGCATTCAAAAATGTATTTGATTTGGAAGATTTTTTAAATTATATAAAAGAACCTTTTACGGAAACGCTAACAATTTCCATGAGCGGTTTCACTGTACCAGAATATTTTATAGAACTCTGTAAGCAATACAATATAAAATTCATATCACATTTTGGTTCTATGGACATCGCAGTACCTCTGCTGGTAAATTATGTCGATTCTGAATATGTTTTTCGACCTCATTATTTGGGTGTAATGCCAGATAACTTTTACACTGTAAACATTGTGAAAGATAAGACGGTTGTCAACTGCAATTTATTTGAAACTGAAAAACTTTTAGGTGACAAACTGCGATTAGAAGAAGATGGTTTTTACCACGAAGGCCGACTATCTGAAGACAACTCAATTTTACCCGGCATTTTCACTTTAGTAAAAAGCGGAGATAATAACCATCTTGTTATATGGGAAGAGGACGGTATCGAAGCATCAAAAACAATAACCTCCAAAGAAATGGAGGCATTTGATGCCGCGCACAATCTTAAATGGCCCAACAGGTCTCTCTTTCGACTAAAGAAAAGAGATTTTACAATTGATACTAAAGTGGATATGGATCAATTGAGAGCATATCTAGATGCTAAATTACTAAACCCTTAGGCGGCAAAACGATGCCTGATCCAAACCTGGTATTATATTCGTTCAGCAACTCGGTATCAGGCTCATAGATTGAGGTGATAGCACCAGCGCGAATGGGAACGGTGGCATTCTTCGCAAACGGAAGATAGGGTGCCATGGCAATGCCGTATTGGTTGTTTCCTTGCGGAACCATCATGATTATACAGGGTTTCTTCAAGACTACAAGGTTATTGACTTCATCTTCGGAGATTTCGGCAACAACATCTTCACCAGTAATTAATTTCACACAACGTACATTGGACATAGCACCCTCTTTTCAGCTATTCATTTAAAAATGTCTTCTTTGAAGACTTTGTTTTCACACCATTAATGTCAAACTTCTTAGGTTTCTTTTCCTCAGGAATTAAATTCTTGAGAAATACCGAGAGAACACCATTAACAAATTTCACTTCTTCGACTTGAACGGTTTCTGCGAGAGTGAACTCACGCGAGAAATCTCGGTTAGAAATACCCTTGTACAGGTACTCACCTTCGGTCTTTTCTTGACTACCCCCTACTGTCAAAATTCCCTCCTTAAGAGAGACATCCAGGTCTTCAACCGACCAACCAGCAAGCGCAACGTCAATAACAAAATTATCTTCGTCAACTTTCCGGATGTTATAAGGTGGGTAATTTACTGGGGATTTGACCTGAGAATTAAACTCAGTAAGTTTCTGAAACAACTTGTGATGACCAATAAAGAATGGGTCAAACTGTTCAGGACGGGATAGTAGATTAGTATCGAACTTGATATTCATAAATTCCTCCATTTAAGCAAGGTTAAGTTTAAGTTATGTACTGCCCAAGATCGGCACAGTACATAGTATTTATAACACATCTTAAGCGGAATGTCAAGTACTAATTACTTTTTTCTACTACCGATATTATACTTCTGCACCAGGTTCCACTCACTCTTTTCTTTATGGGAAATAACCTTAATCTGGTTTAGAGAAGCGCAATCTTGGTGTAGCTCCGGATTGAGAACAACTACCAATCCCCAATCATTCAGAAGTTTCGCAATCGTATTGCGCCTCTGAAGGTCATTCTCACTGAAGTCTGCTGCCTTACCGTCTAGGGCAAACAACTCTTTAAAATGTGTAATGAAGTATCGACCCTGCTTGTGTAAAATATGGCAAGACTGGTAAAGCGTATTGTCCTTGCGCGATGCAACACCGATACGGGAAAGCGTCTCTCGGACCTTTAAAAAGTCATCAGGAGTCTTTAGTTTAATTTCCAAAGGCACGTAGCCCGGGAAATCAATACGGAAAAAATCTTCTGTCATAATTTACCACCTTTATACAATCTCTTTTTTATATATTCTTTTTGATTGTCGGTGAGAATTGTAAGGGCAGATTTGGCCTTTTCATTACTATACCCATAATATTCCTTTACATATTCTACAAACACATCAGATTCACTCTTCAACCATTTGTTAAAACGTTTGCGAGGTCTAATTGTATTTATAAGAAATGCATTTTGCAAAGATTTATCCAGATGGGCCCTGGAGTTCATCTCATTGGCTTGAATAACGGTGTCGGAACCGTAACTCAGACCCTTGTTTACGATGAATGGGTTGTACTGTTTTTCGCTCCATTCATCAACTATTAGATTGAGTTTATTGTGGTGGATATCATTGATGAAGTCAAAGGGGCTGATGCTCTTTTTGACCTCCTTGAAGTCTCCCTCTTCGTATTGCTTAACTGGATCGCCTAGACCTTCCAGAATTGACATTACTTAAACTCAACTGTCGCCATAACCTCTGTTAAACAGGCAACCAGATTGATCTCATGGTTGACCACGAAGGCAGACTTGTATTGGTAGTCAGCAAGAATCAGTACCAACTTGGGAATACTGGCACTCTTAATGTCAGCAAGACTGTCATAAATCTTACGGAAGATAAGATTAGGATCGTTGTCAGAATTGTCAACAACCCACTGACGCATCTTCTGCCAGTCCTTCTCCTTGAGAGTGTCAAGCAATACCTTGACGTTCATATCTTGTGCCACAGCAAGAACACCAGAGTCGATCTTACCACCAGCACTGTACCGCTGGAGTTCGTTCAGCACACGGCGATAGTCTGGGAAATGCTTCTTAAGCACCTCAGCAACCACCAATTCGTCATACTCTACACCCTCAGACTCAAGAATATCCTTAAGTCTAACCATGAAGCGACCAGCCATCTTGGGCCGGTCTGCCTTGGTCAACTTGAATTCAATAACCGCAGTACGACTATGCAATGGTGCAATGATACGGTTCTTGAAGTTACACGTAAAAATAAACCTGCAATTTTGCGAGAACTCTTCAATAAAGCCGCGCAAAGCAGGTTGTGTGGAGTTAGGATTTAGATAGTCTGCCTCGTCAATGATAACGATCTTGGTCTTACCACCAAAAGATACAGACGATGCAAAGTTTCGAATCTTGGTACGCAGAACATCAATACCAGATTCCTCAGAACCGTTGATAACGATATAATCACAGCCAAGTTCTTCGCAGATAGCACGTGCTACTGTGGTCTTGCCTACACCGGCAGAGCCACACAATAGCATGTTAGGTATTTCATTGGAGGCAACAAACTGTTTAAAGGTGTTTAGTTGCGCGTCAGGTAAAATACAATCATCGAGTTTCTGCGGCCGATACTTTTCGACCCACAAAAATTGTTCTCTCTTCATTTCCATAATAATCACCCATAATATAAATTAAAAAACACATCACTTAACAATAGATTGATACAAATCCTCTAGATCAGTTGCTTCTTGGGAAACCTCAGCGATGTTCTGCTTGTGGTAAACTTTTGCCAACTTGCGGGCATACTTCTTAGGAAGACCAACCTCAGTTTCAAGTTTAGTAAGAATTTCCTTTACAAGGTCTCTCTCACCATCAACTCTGGTAATTGAATTGGAAATTTCTTTAATACCATCATAAATCTTTTGACGATCTACTGGCGATGTTGGGATAATAACGTTACTCATTCTTCACCTCTACAATTAATGTAAAATAATATATCAAATTAGGCAGGAACAATCGATGAAGGTTCCATGGCTAGCCAGTAATCAATCTTCTTTGTACCATTATTTAGATGGATTGCCTTCTTCTTACCAAGAGATACTTGATACGTATC